CCTATAACGACATCATCATTGATGCGGTCAATCAGCTCCGCACTATTGATGAGCTAGCCGCTCCGGTCAAGGCTGCCAGACTGCGGGCGATCCTTGCGCAGCTAAAGGACAGCCTTGCAACCTGGGCAGGCGATGCAACCGAAATAACCGCAACCGAGCTGCAGGGCATCGCGCAGTTGCAATCTGAGTTTGTGGCCGATCAGTTACGGCGTGCATTACCTGCTGGTGCCCGCGATGCAGTGCGCACCGTTGAGATCAGCCCGCAGTTTGCGCAGTCGGTGGTCACGACCGATCCGACACAGCTCAACGTGGTGGCGCTGAGCGATGATCTGTTTGCAGCAGTGCAGGGCGCACCGGCCACGTTCAACCTGACCGCTGCGCAGGGTGCCACCATCACACTGCCCAATGGCGAGGTAGTCACCAAGGCGTTCAGGGGCATCGCCGTCGATCAGGCTGAACGGTTCTCGCAAGTGGTGCGGCAAGGGCTGCTGACCGGAGAGCCGACGCCTGCTATTGCTAAGCGCTTGATCGGCAGCCTGCAGTTTGGCGAGGAGTCAAAGACCGTCAAGCAACTCATTGCTGCAGGTGGGCAGGCAACGGCAGTAGCCGACAACCAGGTCATCGCCCTCGTGCGCACCAGCATCAACCAAGTTGCCAATACCGCCAGCCAGCAGGTCTACGAGGCAAACCAGGACATCACACCGCGCTATCGATACGTCGCCACGCTTGACACCCGCACCAGCGCGATCTGCCGGGCGCTTGATGGCCGTGAGTTTGAATACGGCAAAGGACCGACACCGCCGCAGCACTTCAACTGCCGCAGCACCACCGTGCCTGTCATTGACTACAAAGCGCTTGGCTTCACGCCACCGCCAGCAGGCACCCGCGCCAGTGCCGATGGGCAGGTGCCGGTCAACGAGTCCTACGGCCAGTGGCTTGCCAAGCAGCCGCTGCCGGTCAAGGCAAAGGCACTCGGTGCCAATAAGGTTGCCTATTTTGACAAGCTGTCGGCCAAGTACGGACCCAAGGACGCCATCGCCAAGCTGGTCCGCGACGATGGGTCAGAGCTAACCTTGGATCAGTTGCGGGCTCGATACGGTGCCATTAAAGAAAGGTAGCTCCCAGAAAACCATCTCGGCCAACATTAAAGCTGAGATGAAGGCCGGCAAGCCGCAAAAGCAAGCCGTCGCCATCGCTCTGTCCAAAGCCGGCAAAGCCCGTAAACCCAAAGGTAAAAAGTGATGCCTAAGTACACCGGACCAGCCAAGCCTCAAAAGCCCATGCCCAAGAAAGGCAGCAAAAAGAAATGAAACGCGGCGACCGGGTTAGCTGGAACTACCAAGGCACGCGCACCTTTGGCGTGATCACCAGCATTGGCGGCGAGCGGGAGACCATACCAACGCAAGGCGGCGGTAGCGTCACCCGCGTTGGCAGCATGGACGATCCGATCGTTCGGATCAAATCCGAGTCAACCGGCAACGCGGTCATCAAAAAGCGGTCAGAGCTGAAACCTGCACCACGGCGATGATCACCTATCGCGGCGAGCAGTTTGAGGGTTACAACAAACCCAAGCGGACGCCAAACCATCCGACCAAATCACATGCGGTGCTGGCCAAAGAGGGCGACAGCGTCAAGCTGATCCGGTTTGGCCAGCAGGGCGTCAGCGGCAGCCCACCGCGCAAAGGCGAGTCAGACGCGGACAAGGCCAGGCGGGCATCCTTTAAGGCAAGGCACGCCAGTAACATTGCTCGCGGGAAGATGTCGCCGGCGTTCTGGGCGGACAAGATGAAGTGGTAGCCGCCTCCTGCCGGTGAATCCAGTCCTTTAGCTCAGCGACGTACCACCGCAGGTCTTGCGCTTTGGCCGCATGCCAGCCGTTGCCGGTGCTGCGGTACAAATGCTCATGGCGATCCACTGCGTCAAGGCACTGCTTGATCAGCGGATTCCATGGCTCACGGGTTGGTGTGTCCCATTCACGCTTTGACACGATCACCACGCGCCATTACGATGGCAGCGTAATTAAGCCTGCGGCTTATCCATGTCTGATGAAACACAAACCCAGGAGCCTGCGGCTACCGGGGGTGACAATACCGACGCACTGCAACGCAGCGTGGAGGCATTAGAGCGCAAAAACAAAGAGCTGATTGCAGAATTGCGCGCTGCCAAAAAGGCGCCAGCATTGCCTGATGGGGTTGATGTCAATGAGCTATTGGAGTTCAAGCGCAACCACGAGCAGCAGCAGCTTGAGTCGCAAGGCAAGTATCAAGAGGCGCGACAGGCTTTGGAGCAACAGTTCCGTGAGGCGACGACGGAAAAGGACCAGCGCATTGCCGCACTGGAAATCCGCGTCCGCGAACTGGAACTGGTCACGCCAGCAGTGACGGCACTGGCCGAAATCGTGCATGACCCTGACTTGGTGCTAAAGACCAAACTCAGCGCCGATCAGATCGAGCGCGATGCCGACGGCACCGTGGTTGTGGTTGACGGCTACCAGCGCACACCAGTCAGCGAGTGGGCTAAGACTCTTCCGGCATGGATGCAAAAGCAACCCAAGCCTCAAGGCAGCGGCGCACCATCAGCCGGCGCCAGCACTGGCGGCATCCCGGCAGGCATGGCAAACCCATTCAGCCGCGATAGCTTCAATCTGACTGAACAGGCACGACTGTTCCGCACTGATCGTGATTTGTACGATCGCATGAAAGCAGCAGCTAACCGTTAAGCTATTGCCAACCGGCTGCGCTGGTGCTTTGGGCTGCGCCCACACCGTAAACCATTCCCCCGAGATGAATCATGGCGACTCTTCGCTCTGACATCATCATCCCAGAGGTTTTTACGCCTTACGTCATTGAGCAAACCACGCAGCGTGATGCCTTCCTGGCTAGCGGTGTGGTGCAGCCCCTGGCGGAGCTGAATGCAACTGAGGGTGGTGACTTTATCAACGTCCCCTTCTGGAAAGCCAACCTTTCCGGTGACTTTGAGGTGCTGACCGACAGCAGCTCGCTGACCCCCGGCAAGATCACTGCTGACAAGCAGGTCGGCGTCATCCTGCACCGTGGCCGTGCTTTTGAGGCTCGTGACCTGGCAGCCCTGGCTGCTGGTGCCGATCCCATGGCCGCCATCGGCGCCAAGATCGCTGACTACGTTGCCAACCAGCGCCAAAAGGACCTGCTGTCCTGCCTGGCCGGCGTGTTCGGCGCCCTGGGCAATAATGCGACTGCTCCCTTTGTGGACCTGTCGATCGACGGCCTGACCGCTGACACCCCGACTGTTCTGAGCCCCCGTCACGTTGCCGAAGCCCGCAGCCTGCTGGGCGACCAAGGCGACAAGCTGACTGCCATCTGCATGCACTCCAAGGTCTACTACGACCTGGTTGAGCGTCGTGCTATTGATTACGTCAGCACTGCCGAAGCCCGTGGCAGCACCACCACCCAGTCGGGCGGTTCGATGGTTGCTGCTTACGGCGGCGAAGTGAACGTGCCGACCTACATGGGTCTGCGCGTGATCGTGTCTGACGATGTGCAGACCGACGGCAGCGGCGCCAGCACCGAGTACGCCACCTACTTCTTCACCCAGGGCGCTGTTGCCTCCGGCGAACAGCTTGCAATGCAGACTGAAACCGACCGTGACATCCTCGCCAAGAGCGATGCCATGTCGATCGACCTGCACTACTGCTACCACCCTGTTGGCGCTAAATGGGGCGTCACCACGGTCAACCCGACCCGCGCTCAACTGGAGACCATCACAAACTGGTCGAAGGTGTACGAGACCAAGAACATTGGTATCGTCCGCGCCACCAACACCTCTAACTTCGATTGAGGTAACTAACCATGGCACAACCTTCCCAGTTTGAACTGTCCACAGAGCAGTACATCGTTGCTGACCACTACATCGCCTCCTCGGTGGCTGATGTGCAGTTCTTCACCGCTCCGGTGAAGTGCGAAGTGGTCAGCATCCGCGAGGTGCATGCAGTCGCTGGCAATGATGGCTCTGATGTGACCGGCACGATTCGTCGTTGCCAAGGCACCGAAGCTGCCACCGCTGGCGATGACCTGCTAGGCGCCACCAAGATCAACCTCAAGGGCACTGCTCTGACTGAGCAGAAGTTCGATGCTGCTGATTCTGGTGAGCTGACCAGCACCACCGCCAACCTGACCCTGGAGGCTGGCGACCGTCTGTCTCTGGACGTGACCGGCACCACCACCACCCTGGCTGGTGTGATCCTTAGCGTGCTGCTGAAGCGCGTCTGATGGGTCTGTTCGCTTTCCGGCGACTGCGTGAAAAGGAGGCTGCTGCTAACGCGGCGGCCTCTCTTTCTATGCCAGAGCCAACTCCTACACTGACCCCAGAGGTCCAGACCGATGGCAGTAGTAATCGACGCAACAGTGGGCGGCGCAAACGCCAACAGCTACCTGACGCTGGCTGACGCTACCGCCATCATTGATGGCTTTGTCGAGAATCCAGACGTGCAGCACTGGAACAGCGGCAACACTGATAGCCGCAACCGGGCGCTGTTTACCGCAACGCAACGGCTAGACCGTGAGCGGTTTCTTGGCGCACGGGCGACTGATACCCAAGCGCTGCAGTGGCCACGCACTGGCGTGCGCAAGCCTGACACCTATATCAATACCTACGCGGTTGGGTTCCCGTTCCGCATAACGACGGACTATTTCACCGACACCGAGATCCCGACGCAGATCAAGTATGCGCAGGTGTTGCTGGCGGTCTATCTGCACAACAACACCAGCGGCCTTGACCTGAGCGGCCTTGAGGATTACAAAAACGTCAAGATCGGCAGCCTTGACGTGACGCCTAACCTTGGCTATGGCGCTGTTGGCGCCGACCGCGTGCCGCCGTTGATGGAAAGATACCTGACTGGGCTTAGAATCAGTGGACCAGGCAACGTTTCCATCCGCCGGAGCTGATCATGGGTTACAAGTACCCCGGTGCTGAATACATCAGCGACACTGTTGCTCACACTGGCCGCTTCGGCAAGATTGTATCGCTTGAGGCCAGCACTGTGATTAGCAGCCTGACCGCACTGGACTACACCGGCAACGCACTGACCTCAGTGGTGCTGGACCCTAGCTGCGAGCTGGAAGGTGTGTTTACCAGCATCACACTGGCAACTGGTTCCGTCGTCGCTTATCGCCTCTGATGGCGCTTGCTGATTCGCTGCGATCAGTCGCCAGCAAAGTGATGGCAAGGTTTGGCGGCGATGTGACGATTCGCATCGTGACGCCTGGGACCTACAACACCACTACTGGCGCCATCACCGAGTCAGTTTCTGACACCGGCATCAAGGGCGTGCTTGAAGATGTCAGCGTGCGCGAGGTCAACGAACTGGTACAGGCAGGCGATAAACGGTTGATCGTGGCTGCGTTGGACCTAAATGGCACAGTGCCTGACACGGTTGACCGTGTGGTGATCAACAGCATCAGCCATCAAATCATTCGCGTTGACACGATCGAGCAGGACAACACCGCGATCACTTACGAACTGATCCTGAGGGCATAACGATGGCACGCCGCATTAACCTAGCCGACATCGGCAACTACAGTTTGCAAAAGTATGAGCAGTTGCTGCGTATCACGGTACTAGAAACTGACAGACGGCTTAAAGAGGCTAGTCCGGTTGATACCGGCAGATTGCGCCTTGCGTGGTCCATCAGCGAGCAAGGCACGCCCGGCTACGACCCTGGCCCGCAAAGTGGTGTTGCTGGCATTGCACCACCACGTCGGCTTGACTATCAAGTTGAGCGGGCAGGCAATGTGTACCACATCCATAACAGCTTGCCCTACACCGAGCCTGTGCTGTATGGCAACAATCTGCCAGCATCATGGCAAGGGCAGTGGCGATCCAAGAACAATCAAATCACCAAGGGATACCCGGACATCATCGCCCGCGAGATGACCGCATGGGCGCGGCAGCAAGCTGACCGCATCGGGAGGCAAGACTAATGGCAGCTGTCAACCTAAACACCGTTCGCGCCACCATTGAGGCACGATTAACGGCTGAGCTGACCAGCCTCACGACGACATACACTCAAACCGGCACTGTCGTTACGATCAACGCCACTGCGCACGGTTACTACGTCGGCCAGTCGCTGACGTTGGACTACACATCTGGCGGCGGCGTTGACGGCACGTTCACTGTGGTCACCACAGCAACCAACTCTTTTACCGTGACTGCTGCCGGTGCGTTGACAACCAGCGGAAATGTTACAGTGGTTAGCTCGCTGGGCAGCACCTTGCCGGTTGTCTTCCACAACCAGCCGTACATCCCAACGCCCGGTAGCTCATGGGTGCAGTGCCTGGTCAGCTTTGGCAACAACAACTACCTGACCATGGGCGGCACCACTGGCAGCAGCAACAGCGTCATTGGCGCCATCGTGGTCAATATCTTTACCGCTAAGGGCGTTGGCCCTGGCGCTAACTACACAATTGGTAAACGCATCAGAGACCTTTACAATAGACAAGTAATCAGCGGCGTCCATTTTGACCCGCCCACTGGCCCAGAGGTGGTGGCTGCGCCAGCTCCTGAGGGTTACTTCCAAGCACAGGTCAGAATGACCTTTGAAACCTTCGAGGATCTCTAGCCATGGCTTTTTACCGAGGGCAGCAAGGCAGCGTCAAGTTTGACGACGGCGGCGCTACTGGCGTCACCATTGCCAGCACCCGCTCATGGTCTCTGACCGTTGAGAAGGAATCACTCGACACCACCGCGCTAGGCGCCACTTATCGCGCTAATGTCGGCGGCCTGATCAGCGGCAGCGGCACCGTCGAGGTGCTTTACACGGCCAGCAGCGCTGATGAGACGAACGCTTTTATCGAGCATGTCAACACGGCCACCGACGAAGGCGCAGCCCTGTTTGAGCTGTTCCTTGATACAAACGGCACTAAAAAGGTCAGCTTTGACGGTGTCATCACATCTGCCGAATATTCGGCTACCGTTGGCGAAATCGAAGTGATCACGGTCAACTTCGTTACCAACGGCGCCATTACCCTGGACATCTGATCATGGCTTTTTATCGCGGGCAACAGGGCACTGTCTTCTTTGATAAAGCTGGTGCAGGCGGCTTGTCTGAGATTGCTGCGGTCCGGTCTTGGACCATGACCGTCGAGAAGGAATCGCTTGACGTGACCGATCACGGCGACACCTACCGTGCCAACGTGGGTGGCTTGATCAGCGGTTCTGGCACCATTGAGCTGATGTATGACGCTCCAGGTTCTGGCGACAAGCTGGACCTGATCAAGGATGTCAATCAAGCCACCGATGAAGCTGATGCAGCGTTTGAGCTGTACCTCGATGAAACCGGCGGCAAAAAGATCACCGGCACGCTGGTGGTGACAGGTTCCGAGTATTCCGCTACTGTGGGCGAAATCGAGATTGTCTCGGTTAATTTCGTTACCTCCGGGGCACTGACCCTTAGCATCTAATGCCTGCCGCCCAACGTCCGGTTGACCTGCTCACCGGAGCCTTTGACCTCAATCAAAGGCGCAAGTTTGAAGTGAAGACAGATGCTGGCGACGTGGTGATGGTGCTTTATTTCAAGCCCATCACCCGCGCTGACCGCAAAAAAGCATCTGCATTGACCGGCACTGATGAAGCGCTAGACGTTAGCACGCAGCTGCTATGTCAGATTGCTGAGCTTGAAAACGGCACCAAAGCGTTTGCACCGGCTGATGCGGCCAAGCTGCAACGCGAGCTGCCTGAGCGCGTCCTGAACGACCTAGAGCTGTTCTTGTTCGGCCTTGGTGATGGCGCAGGATTTGAAGAGGCAAAAAAAGACTAGAGGAAGACTCGTGGTTGTTCTTCGAGTTCTTCCTCGCAACTGAGCTAGGCATGACGGTTAGCCGTTTGCGTACCGAGCTAACCGATGCAGAATTTACGCACTTTGCCGCATACTATGAGGTCAAGGGCAGACGCGAAAAAGCGGAAATGGATAAGGCCCGGCGGCGGTAGACTGCCGCTATAGGGAGGTGTTGCCGTGGCCGTTTCGGTTGTTGATATTCAGGTAAACAGCCAGAGTGCTGTAAGGAATCTTCAGCAGGTTGGCGCAGCATCTAAAGCAGCACAGGCCGGCGTCAGTGGTTTAAAGGATGCTGTAACTGGCCTGCTTGGCGCATTTACGGCTGTCACTGCTGCCAAGTTTGTATTTGCCAAGACGGCAGAACTTGAATCACAAACCCGCAGCCTGCAGGTGCTGACGGGTAGCGCACAGCAAGCAAAGCAAATCATTCAAGAGCTGCAGCAGCTTGGTGCGGTAACGCCATTTACCAGCACTGAACTGATTGATGCAGCCAAGCGTCTGCAGGCTTTTGGCGTGCAGGCCAACAATGTTGTAGAAACCACCCGCAGGCTGGCCGACGCATCAGGTGCAACTGGTGCTGAGCTGCAGGGCCTGGTGACCGCCTACGGTCAGGTCCAAGCCAAGGGCAGGCTGCAAGGCGAAGAGCTGCTGCAGTTCCAAGAGCGTGGCATCGCGCTGCAGGAAGAGCTGCGCAAGATGTATGGGATGACCGGCGAGGAGTTCCAAAAGGCTCTAAGTAAAGGTCAGATCAGCGCTAAGGCTGTTGAGGTAGCACTGCAGCGGCTGACCAGTGCCGGCGGCAAATACGCCAATGGCGCTATTGCGCAAAGCGATACGCTAAATGGCAAACTCAGCACCTTGCAAGATGGCGTCGATGCGCTAGCTCGACGGATTGGCACAGCGCTTACCCCAGCGCTAAAGGCCATTTTCAATCAAGCGATCGCAGTTGTTGATGCGATCAATGCTGCATTGTCTGCCGGCAGGGGGGGCGGCTTTACGAGGAGCGTTGCAGGCGCCCGTCAGTTTTTGAATATCGGCGCCACATCGCAAGCAGTCGACAATATCGCCAAAGGTGTTGGTCAGGTTGGATCTCAGAAAAATAAAACAGGCATTCAGCAGAACCTGCAAGCATTGCAGCAATATCAGCGCCTGCTGCAAAGCGTTGGCCCTAATGATCCAAATGCAAATCGCGCTGTTCAGCTACAGGGCACAATTTTGCAAAAGATAAATCAGAATCTTGCGGCTCAAAAGCAACTGCAGGCAGGTGCAAAACAAACTGATAAATTATTTACCGCTCCGCCATTAGGTGCTGGCACAGGCGGCGCCGCAAAGGGTGGTGGCGGCAAGTCTGCTGACAAGCAAGCTAAAGAAATCAAAGACATCACAGCGCAAGAGCTTGAGTTGCGGTTGCGGCTTGGTATTGCCCAGCGCACCCAGAACGAGCAGCAAGAGGCTTACTATAATAAGCAGCTTGCAATCCTACAGGCCAGTCAGCAGGAGATGGGGCCTAATGAACGCAAGGCGGCAATCTTTGAAGCAGTGGTGCAATATGCAGAGCGGCTGCGCACGATTGAAGATCAGCGCAACAAGGAAACGCTGCCTGAATACATCACCAAACTGACAACCGCAGCATCTGGCTATGCCTCAGTGCTGGAATACTCCAAGCAGCTAACCGAAGAACAAAAGCGACAGCAGGCACTGGCTGACGGGATTAGCAATACGGTTGGCCAAGGCATGACATCTGCCTTTAACGCATTGATTCAAGGCAGCCAAGATTTCAATAGCAGCCTGCGGCAGATTGCATCTGGCGTGTTGATCGACATTGCCAGCCAACTCCTGCAGGTATTTGTTATCCAAAAGGCCATCAATGCAATTAGCGGTTTGTTTGGCGGCAATCGCGGTGGCTTTGCATCAGGCGCCAGCTTCAACCCCGGCGCCTTCGGCATGGCATCAATCGTTCCTGGTCTAAGCGGCGTCGGCAATTTCTTTGGTGGCGCTAGAGCCAACGGCGGCAGCGTGATGGGCGGCAAGGGCTACCTCGTTGGCGAGCGCGGTCCTGAGCTGTTTATGCCAGGCCGCAGCGGCGGCATCGCACCAACCGGCAGCTTTGGTGGCGGCGTTAATGTGGTAGTCAACGTAGACGCAAGCGGCACCAGCGTGGAAGGCAACGAGCCAAATTCCAATCAGATGGGTAGGATCATCGGTGCTGCAGTGCAGGCTGAGATCGTCAAGATGCAACGTCCTGGCGGTCTGCTGGCAGGTACACGCTGATGGCTACGTTCCCTGCGATCACTGCAAGCTACGGCGCCGAAAAGCGCAGCGCTCCAACCGTGCGCACCGTGCAGTTTGGCGATGGCTACCAGCAGCGGCTGACCTACGGCCTGAACCAAAACCCTAAGGAGTGGTCCTTGACATGGAACAACATCAGCGAGGCCAATGCGGATACTATTGAAGCCTTCCTTGATGCTCGCGCTGCTGATAGCGCTTCCTTTGACTGGACGCCGCCTGATGAGGTGACAGCATACAAATGGATTTGTCCATCATGGAGCAAGTCCATAACGTACGCAGGACGGGCGACCATCAGTGCCACATTTCAGCAAGTGTTTGAGCCCTAATGGCATACGCAGCTTGGGCTAGCAGCACCGCCTACAGCGTTGGCGCAATTGTCCGCGCAACGTCCGTACAGGCCACAGGGCTTGTCTTTCGCTGCACTGTTGCAGGCACATCAGCTAGCACACAGCCTGCCTGGCCTACCGATATCGGCAGCACCATTGCAGATGGTGGCGTCACATGGGCAGCGATCAGTAGCGTCTACGAAGAACTGTCGGTACTGGCGCCGAATGCCATCATCGAGCTGTTTGAGCTGCAGCTTGACACCACGTTGCATGGTGCAAGCACGACGTACTACTGGCATAACGGCGTCAATGCCAACGTGACTGGCGACATCGTTTTCAACAGCAATACCTACGTCAGGCTTCCGGTCAAGGCGGAGGGTTTTGACTACAGCAACACTGGCAGCCTGCCACGGCCAACGCTGACGATCAGCAACCTGACTGGTGATATCACAGCAATTCTGCTGCTGGTCAATGCGACGACGCCCGGCAATGACCTTGGTGGCGCCACTGTCCGCAGGATCCGCACGCTGAAGAAGTTTCTAGACGGCGAGACCAATGCAGACCCCAATGCACGGTTTCCGACAGAGATCTGGTACGTCGATCGGAAGTCCAGCGAGAACCGCGATCTGGTGCAATTTGAGCTGGCTAGTAAGTTTGACCTTGCAGGCGTGATGCTGCCAAGGCGTCAGATCATTGCCAACGTGTGCCAGTGGCAGTACAGATCGGCAGAATGCGGCTACACCGGCAGCAACTACTGGAATGTCAACGATCAGGTGGTCGGCACCTTGGCGCAGGATGTATGCGGTAAGCGGCTTGGTAGCTGCCGATTGCGGTTTGGCTCCACTGCAGAACTGCCGTTCGGCTCATTCCCTGGTGCTGGTCTAACGCAATGAAGCTAGGCACAACGCTGCAAACCGAGATCCTTGCCTACGCGCAGGCATGCGACCCCAAGGAAATGTGCGGGGTTGTTCATGTGGTCAAGGGCCGGAAGCGGTTTTACGCCTGCAGCAACATCGCCGCAACGCCTGATGAGCACTTCGTGTTGGACCCCGCCGACTATGCAGCGGCTGAAGATTTGGGCGAGGTCGTGGCGATCGTTCACAGCCACCCTGTCACCAAGCCTGAGCCGTCAGATGCGGACCGTATCGGTTGCAATAGCAGCGGCCTGCCATGGGTGATCGTCAACCCCAAGACTGAGGAATGGGGCCAGTGCGAGCCGTCTGACTTTGAGCTGCCATATGTCGGGCGTGAGTTTGTCTTTGGCGTGGTGGATTGCTACAGCCTGTGCCGTGACTGGTATCAGCGTGAATGGGGTTTGGAGCTGGCTGACTTCCCGAGGCGTGATGGTTTCTGGGAGCGTGGTGAAAACCTGTACGTCGATGGGTACAAGTCTCAAGGCTTCCGGCGCGTGCCGTTTGATGAGTTGCGGTACGGCGACGCGATCTTGATGCAGCTTGGCGCTGACCTGCCTAATCACGGCGCCATTTACCTTGGTGACCAGCAGATTTTGCATCATGTGCAGGGGCGGCTATCTAGTCGAGACGTGTACGGCGGCTACTATGTAAAGAGCACTGCCATGGTCCTGCGGCATGAAAGTCGTTAAGGTCTACGGCGCCCTCCGCAAGTTCCTAGGTGGCCGCTGCCGTTTCGAGTTTGAAGTAGACACACCAGCGCAAGCAATTAAAGCGTTGTGTGTGAACTTTCCTGATCTTGAGCAGTGGCTGATTAAAAGCGATTGGGGTTATCGCGTCACGGTTGGCAAGGAGCGCATTGGGCCAGAGAATGCAGAGCTGGTCTGCCTGCCTTGGTCAGAGCGTGAGGTGTTCAGCATTGCTCCGGTAATCGCAGGTGCTGGTCAAGGTGTCGGGCAGGTTTTTGCAGGCATCGGTCTTGTCTTGGCTGCCATTGTCCTTGGCCCTGCGGCTGGAGGTTTTCTAGGCTTGGGTGCAGGATTGGCTGGGGCTGGAGCCGGAATTATTGGTGGTGCTGCAGCCACGGCAATTGGCGGACTTGGTGCTGCGCTGTTACTTGGCGGCATCTCGCAGATGATTTCGCCGCAGCCCAACATCTCGCCGTTAGTGCGCGGCAAGGAAGCAGCCAGGCTTGAAAGCTTCAGCTTCAGCGGCATCAACAACACCAGCCAGCAGGGATTGCCGGTTCCGATCGCTTACGGTCGGGTCTTTGCTGGCTCAGCAGTCCTAAGCGCTGGCCTTGACGTTGATCAACTGAGATGACACAGATCCAAGGTGCTGGCGGTGGTGGCGGTGGTGGCGGTGGCGGTGGCTGCTTCCCTGGATACACGCTTGTCGATATCCCTGGCGGGCAGTGCCGCATTGATGAGCTGAAGCCCGGTGACATCGTTCTGAGCTTTGACGATCAAGGGCAGATCCTGCCTGCCAAGATCCTCAAGCTGCATGTCCACGACAGCGAACCGATTACCCGCTACAGCTACTGGGGTGGCAAACACCTTGATGCAACGCCTAATCACTGGGTACTCAACCAGTTCAATGCGTTTGTTTGCATTGACACGCTGGGGCCTGATGACTGCCTGATTGACGGCTTAGGGCACCTGCGGCCCATCATCGCCAAGCAACCGCTAGAGCCTGGCACGGTTTACAACCTGACCGTTGAAGGACAGCACACCTTCATTGCGGGCAACATTCGCGTCCACAACGCTGGCCTTGGTGCCACGATCGCTGGTGCAGGGGGTGGCGGCGGTGGCGGTGGCAAAGGTGGTGGTGGCACGACGCATGTACCAACGGAGGCCGATGACTCGCTGCAATCGGTCCAATACGGCAGTGTTCTTGACCTGATCAGCGAAGGCGAAATCCAAGGCATTGAGAACGGCGTCAAGGGCATTTACCTGGACGGCACACCGATTCAAAGCAGCAGCGGCATTGATAACTTCACTGGCTACACCGTTGTCACCCGCAACGGAACGCAGAATCAGGCGTACATCCCTAACACCGAAGGCACGCAGTCTGAAAAGACCGTCAACGTTGAGGTCACAAATGCTGCATCTGTAACCCGTACCGTCACAGATACTGATGTTGACCGTGTGCGCGTCACGGTGCAGCTACCAGCGCTGCAGATCATTGAAGACGACGGCGACATCATCGGCCATAGCGTCAGCATTGGCGTTTACATCCAATACAACGGTGGCGGCTTTACCAAGCTATTTGATGACACCATCAGCGGCAAGACCACCAATAGCTATCAGCGTGACTATATAGTCAGCCTATCGGGTGCGTTCCCTGTTGATATCCGCGTTGTCCGCAACAGTGCTGATGAGACCAGCGCCCGCAGGCAAAACCGCACTTACTTCAGCAGCTACACCGAGATCATTGACGAAAAGCTGCGTTATCCCAATAGCGCACTGACTTTCTTGCGGTTTGACTCGCGGCAGTTTGACACGGTGCCTGCGCGTAAGTATCTGGTGCGTGGCATCAAGGTGCAGCTACCCAGCAACGCCACCGTTGATACGACAACCTACCCAGGGCGCGTTACCTACTCAGGCGTCTGGGACGGCACGTTTGGCGCTGCTACATGGTGCGCAGACCCAGCTTGGTGCTTGTGGGACTTGATGACCAGTACGCGGTACGGCGCAGGCATTCCAACCAGCAGCCTTGACCGTTACGACTTTTTCGCCATCAGCCAATACTGCAACACGCTTGTCAGCAACGGACGCGGCGGTCAGGAGCCACGGTTCAGTTGCAACATGCTGATCAACAGCCGTGATGAGGTCTACAACGTCATCCAAGAGTTCGTCGCCCTGTTTCGTGGCATTGCCTACTACGGCGCCGGGTCGATGGTGGTGTTGCAGGACAAGCCTGCAGATCCGCAGTACCTGTTGACACCTGCCAATGTCGTTGATGGGCTGTTCAGCTACAGCGGCAGCGCACAGAAGGCACGGCACACCACCGCAACGGTTGCATACCAGACCTACCAGCAGCTTGGTGAGGTCACCTATGAATATGTCGAGCTGGCAGATGCGGTTGCCAAATACGGCATCATCAATAAGGACATCAAGGCCATTGGCTGCTACTCGCAGGGCCAGGCGCACCGCTTGGGCAAGTGGGCGTTGCTGTCAGAGCAGAACCTGACCGAGACCGTCACATTTTCGGTGTCGCTTGATAGTGGCATCGTCCTGCGGCCTGGAATGGTGATTGACATTGCCGACCCGATGAAGGCTGGCAGCAGGCAGGGCGGCAGGATCAGCGCAGCAACGACGACGACCGTAACGCTTGATTCTGCTCCCACCTTGGGAGGAAGCCCAACCATCAGCGTGCTGCTGCCTACGGGCTTGGTCGAAACGCGCAGCATCAGCGGTCTAGCGGGCAGTGTGGTCACGGTCAGCAGTGCATTCAGCGAAGCTCCTAATCCGCAGAGCATTTGGATTATCCAAAGCACCGGCACGCAAACGCAGCAGTTCCGTGTCATCACGGTTGCCGAGGGTGAAGACGGCATCTACGGCATCACGGCGCTGTCATATAACGCCAGCATCTATGCCGCGATTGAATCGGACCTAAAGCTGTCGTTCCGTGATGTAGGCGATGGCGGCCTGACCGATCCGAACACCATCCCGCAGGAACCAATCGTTGAACCTGCACCTGATCCGCCGAGCAGCATTGATGGCACTGAGCACCTGTACGTTGACGGCTCCAACGTGCTTACTGCTTTTGAGCTGAGCTGGATTGAGCCAACCGTCAGGATTGTTGCCAACCGCGCCATCAAGGCGGTCAACTATCGGTTGCAGTACAAGATTGACAATGACAACTGGCAGCAACTGGAGACCACATCACCGTCGATCCGGCTGACTGGGTTGCGTGCTGGGACGCTGTACGTCCAAATCGTCAGCATTGGCCTTACCGGACGGATCAGCTCCACTGCAACGGCACAGTTTGCGCTGATCGGCAAGACGGCATCTCCCGGCAACGTGCAAAACCTGACGATTGAGGCCATTAGCGCTAACAGCGCCCGCCTGCGGTGGGATGCAACGGTTGATCTAGACGTGAAGGTGGCTGGCCGTGTTCACATCAGGCACACCAACCTTACGAATGGCACTGGCACATGGAGCAACAGCGTTGACCTGATCCCTGCGATCGCAGGCCACAACACGGAAGCAATTGTGCCGCTGGTCGAGGGTGAGATCCTGGTCAAGTTTGAGGATGACGGCGGCCGACAGTCTGCAGCAGAAACCAGCGTCATCGTTGACTTTCCTGATGCGCTTGGACGGCTGCTGGTGCAGTCAAGGCGTGAGGATGCGGATGTGCCGCCATTCCAGGGCAACAAGACGGACGTGTTCTACAACGAGGACTATGACGCCCTCACCCTTGACGGGGATGAGGAGATTGATGACGTGGTGGACTTTGACCTGCTGCCGGTGATGGACTTCATCGGTGACACGGTTGGGACAGGCACTTATGAGTTCAATGCAACCTTGGACCTCGGCGCTTCGTATTCGGTTGACCTGACTAGGTTCTTTGTCACTCGCGGATTTTTCCCTAGCGACCTGATCGACAGTCGTAATGGCTTGGTTGATGACTGGTCTGATTGGGACGGCGGTGTGGTCGATTCGGTCAATAGCAAGCTGTACCTGCGGCGTACCAGCGACAACCCAAGCGGCACGCCAACCTGGACAAGCTGGCAGGAGTTCGTCAATGGCACCTTCCTTGGCCGTGGCTTCCAGTTCAAGGCAGAGCTGACTAGCAATGACCCAGCAGAGAACATCTTGATTGATGAACTGGGCTATGAGGCAACGTTCCAGCGCAGGACTGAGCAATCGGTTGGAGCGGTCGCCAGCACGGCAGGCACCAAGTCCATCACGTTTGACAAAGCGTTCTTTACCGGCACTGCCAGCCTGGGCGGCATCAATGCTTACCTGCCCAGCGTCGGCATTGTGGCCCAGAACCTTGCAACAGGTGACTACTTCAACGTCACCAACGTGACCAGCACAGGCTTTGATGTCACCTTCAGGAACAGTAGTGGCACCGCAGTTGACAGGAACTTCCTGTGGAGTGCAGTCGGATTTGGCAAGGGCGTTTAAAGTGTAGACACTGCCTGTCTTGTAAGTTGTGGCTCAACACGATTACGTCATCGCGAACGGCACTGGTGCTGCTGTCCGCTCTGACCTGAACAACGCGCTGGCCGCGATCGTCAGCAACAACAGCGGCGCGACAGAGCCAGCAACGATGTATGCCTACCAGTGGTGGGCTGATACCAGCACCGGGCTGCTCAAGCTACGCAATGCTGCCAACAACGCTTGGATCACACTGAGAGAACTGGATGGCACGCTAACCATTGAGGCAGGTACGGTCTCGGCCCCTGGCTTGGCGTTCGCGTCGGACCTGAATACGGGCATCTATAGCCCAAGCGCTGATCAGCTTGCAATCGCAACCAACGGCGTCGAGCGCGTCGAATGGGGCACCAGCGAGGTGGTGTTCAACGATGGCGGTGCTAATTATGATTTCCGCATTGAAGGCGATACAAACTCTTCGCTTTTCTTTGTCGATGCGTCAGCAGAAGCGGTAGGGATTGGCACTACTGCGCCCATCGCTGCTACTCACATCATGCTTTCTGATGTGACCGGTTTCACATCTCCAGCAAATGATGGTCTTGTTGTTGAACGAGGCGGTGGAAATGATCTGGGGATTACCATTGCCACCAATAATGATCGTAACGGCTACCTGTTATTCGCTGACTCTGACTCCTCTAATCCCGCTTGGGTTGGCTATGACCATAGCGTTAATGCTATGTCATTCAAGGTCAACGCATCTGAACGCGCCCGCATCGACAGCTCCGGCAGGCTGTTAGTTGGCACGTCTACTGCTCGTGACAAGTTTAACAACGCATCTGGCGAAACTCCTAATGTTCAAATAGAAGGCACTGGAACAACTGCGTCTGGTTTGTACATGCTGTCTATGACAGCCAACAACACAAGCTCTTCAGCAGCAGCCGGACCGGCCATGTTTTTTGGTCGCTCTGAAGGAACTACGACTGG